TTAGGAGTCCGCACCCTTTACCTGGCAGACCCCGTTGGCTCGGTTCTTACCGGTATATGAAACATCAGGCGAGCCATCCGGGTTGATCGACAGCGAGATAGTCACATCGCTGCCCTTGGCTTCGAAGTAGTTGTCGTTGAACTTCTTCAGCTTTGCTTCCTTGCCATTGATGTAGATCGGGCCGCCCTTGTCGGCGTGAACCTCGATGTTTCCTGGGCATGTGGCGTTCACCAGCGGAATACCGGCTTGGGCCGCGCCAGACACCACCAACAATGTCCCCAACACTAATCTCTTCATCTCACACTCCTTGGTGGATTGACCGAGAAGGAAGCAATAGCCCAATTTGGAGCTGCCCACCAGTACCTCAACGATTATCGTGCAGCTCAGGCGGCCATGCGCTGAAGAAGATGTAGACGCCTGGTCCACCGATCCAGGCCCAGCTGATGCTTGGCCACACTACCGCCGCAGCGATCCAAGCGACGATCAGAGTTGCCCCAGTGCGCCGCCGGCGCCTTGGAGTGAGCCACTCCTGCAAAGCCTTATGCCTCTCCCGCAACCCCATTACCACGCTCCTTGTTTGGTAAGCGGCGAAGCATACCACTCGCTTAACTGAGCCACATACGGCGTTGCCCGCCAGCGCCTTCCCCTATTCAACGATAACGCCGACCCAGAGGAGATGACCATGCCAACAGAAAACCGATCCAGCAACATGCACAGGGCAAGCTGCGCGCCCCTAGAGGACGGCTCGATTGCCAGATCTGTATTACAGGAAAGGTCTGAGCAGGGATCGAGGCTGAAAGTCGCAGATCCTCTGCGACTTCGGATCAACCTGACAACGGAGCTTGAGCTTTCTGGCTGAGGAAGATGACCCAAGCGTCATATGACTTCTGGTGCCAGGCCACCGCATCGTCCCAAGGGACGCCTTTAATCTCGCCGCTAGAAACCAGGTACCTGAGCCTGGAACTTGAGGCATCCAGTTCGAGGAGGTGCCGATGAGCCATGTATCGAAAATCATCATTGCTTAGCATTGGACTGATGTCCTAAAGGGCTGGCCCGAGAATACGTGCCGATGTCCCTGCGCCGTCATTGTGACACTAAATTGAAGCGATCACTTAGGGAATCCGTACGGAGCACATTTGTACTCCATCCAACTGTACCTCTCTCCCTCTACTTTGCGAGTCGCGATCCCTTCCTCGGCAAGGGTTGTCTCGCTTGAACGGGTATCGCCGGAAAGGTGGTTGCAACCCATTCCTTCGCATGCTGCAGCGCCCATGCCATTGCCGCACTCATGGTCTGCCCCTTGCAGTCTGCATAGCTCTCTTCGACCAGCATTTCACCCTTCTCTTTGTAGATACCAAAGAAGAGCTGGGTAGCCCCGAGAGGCGAAGTGCGCACTTGTACATTGATCAGGGTGCCGCAGGACAGACGCTCATCGCAGTTGCGGAAATGCAGCTGCGGATCGGCCCAATCCCAGTACACCTTCCCGCGATTACGCATGGTCGGGCCTTCGAGAAGAATGGAAGAAAGTTGACGTAACAGTCAGCGTATAGAGCTTCCTCAGCTTATCCAGAAATAAATTGAATCGGTTACGAACTTTCACAACTGCCGCGATATGGCGGCCAAGGAATCGTCATGTCTGAAATACTCAAACTGGAGCGCGGCCGCACCTATCGCGGCAAGAAGCCCGCATGCGTGCGCAGCTGCGGCTTGGTGAACGATCGCACCGTTATCTATATCGGCGTGGACAAGGTCCAGTACGACGGACCATCAGTGGCCCCTGGGCGCCACTATCCGCGCATGCCGATAGACAGGTTCCTACAGTGGGCCGGTCGCGATGTGACCGACGAACTGCCGCCAGGGGAATACGCATCCTGGCCACCAGCAAAGCAGGCAGCATCTGGAAGGCGCCGCAATGAGCGCAAGGATCGTCTGCCAGTTCAGTTGCGGCGCCGCTTCGGCGGTGGCCACCAAGCTGGCCTTGGCAGAGTACGGCAGCACGCACGACGTGCAGATCATCAATGCGTTCCTTGCCAATGAGGAATCCGACAACCGCCGATTCGCCCAGGACTGCGAAACATGGTTCGGCCAGCCGATCACCGTCCTGCGGGACGAGAAGTACGGCGCCGACGCCCACGAGGTGTTTCGCCGCGAGCGCTACATGAAAGGCCGAACCGGGACGCCGTGTACCAAGATCCTCAAGCGGCGCTTGCTCGACTCGTGGAAACAGCCAGGTGATGTGATGGTGTTCGGTTACACCGCCGAGGAAGCCGACCGCCTGGAAGACTTCAGGGAGCGAAACCCAGACCGCCCAGTGATCGTCCCGCTGATTGACCGCAGCTTGGGCAAGGATGACTGCAAGGCCATCCTGCTGCGTGCGGGCATCGAGCTGCCCCTGATGTACCGGCTACTCCGACGACTAGGGATTCGATACCGGCCGCCATACAACTGCCGCCACACCTATGCGACAATATGTTTAATGTCTGGTCTCAACCCCGCATTTATCGCCCAACAGCTCGGGCACAGCGTGCAGATGCTCTTATCGACGTATGCACGCTGGATCAACTCGTCCAGCGACTGGCAGGAGCTCGAAAAGCTCCAAATTGGTCCGAAATTGGTCCGAAGCTGCGAAGACTCCACGTAAGTTATTGATAGGTAAGGCACTTGATCTCCACCGCTAACATCACCATGCGATGAAAATCGCGGTTTTGGGCGGTGTGTAGTGCAATGTTTTCGGGGGTTTCAGCCTCACTACACCGCACCAAAACGCACGCATTGGCCCAAGAATTGGCCCAAGCCTTACCCCTCCTCCGGCGTCCTGCCGACCACGATCCGTCCTGGCTCGTCCCTCTCCCACTCCTCTGCAGATTCATACCTGAGCAAGCCGATGGCCCAGGCCTCTTCATGCTCTAGTAACGCCCAGGTCCTGGCTGCTTCGGTCAGCTCCAACATGTCGGAAAGCACGCCGGCATCTACCTCTCGGCGGCGTCTGGCCGCATAGGCCATTTCTGCCAGCACCGCAGCTCGCCCATCTGGATCTGTGACCAGGGCCGACTGGTCCCCCAGCTCATCAAGCCACGGCTGCGGTATCCCGGCCAGGCTACTCAACACGGCACCACCACGACTGCGAGTACAGCACGCCGTCGACCTCTTCGAAGCCGGTAATGTTCATGCCCATCTGGGCCATGCCGTTGACGCAGGCATCGTGAAGGCGCGGGATGATGTCGCCGCTCGGCGTCGGGTTGAACACCCAGGCCTCAATGCAAGGGCGCCCGAGCACTTTGCTGTGGCCGTACTCGATGTGCACGTCTGCGCGCAGCGGCTTGACCTTGGCGAGCTTTTCGTTGGGGATGGCGACACCGCGCACACGGCGGCGAACGAGGAGAAAGTACATACGGCACCAATACTGTATATCGATACAGTATTTGACCATTCAAACGGAAGATGAGACCACTACCGTCCGGCGCCTCAGTGTCGGACCAAAGGCTGGTGCCCGAGCGTATAGAGTTGATAGTCGGTCACGGCCTGGTAAGAGGATTCTGCGATGAGCCTGAGGCGCTCGACCTCTTCTACCGGGGCTCCGACGTCCTGAGCGTTGTGGTAGGCGCGCAAGGCTTCAATGGCCTCACGAATAAGTGGCTCACCAGCCTCTATCATGCCCTCTATGGTTCGCTTCACGGCTCTATCCTGCAGGATTGACGAGGGCATTATAGGACGCCTCACACGCGAGGCCAGCTACTCGGGCTCGGTCATACGCTGCCGCCAGCTCTCCCGCTCGAGCATCAGCCCGTGCGAGCAGGTCGGAGAGCACCATGGCGGCGCGGCGGGCTGCCTCGCTTCGAGCGGCAACGGCGGGATCCTGGCCGGGGCAACCGACGGTGGCAGCGAGTTTGCCGGCTTCGTCGTGCAGCCGCTGGCCAGCAACATCAGCCCCAGCAGCAGCGCCTTCAGCGTTCGTTCTTTGTTCCTGAGCATGCGCCCTCACCTCCTCCAGCGCGTCGGCGCGCTGTTGCTCCTTTGCCCGTTCCCCGCGCTCGCCCAGCGCTTCAGCCAAGCGATCGCCGCTGTCCCGGGTCGCTGACGCGGCTTCAGCCTCGGTGCGCTCAACTGATCGCCCGTGCTGGTAGACGAGCCAGTACGACCCGACCACAGCCAGCAGCGCGACCACCCGAACGCCCAAGCCGTTCACGCCAGCACCCGCACGGCCAGGTCATACAGCGCTTTCCGCTCAGCTGCGCCGTGCGGCACCCGGCCAGGTTGCCCGGTATTGATGATGCTGCCGATATCGCTGAAGCGGCCGGCGTCGGCCAATTCGTTCAGGCCATGGGTGGCCCACCACCAGGCGGCGGACTGGGCCGCATGCTCGGGCTGTTCGAGCAGTTCGGGGTTCTCGAGTAGCGGTAGGCCCAGGGCCTGGCCGGCGCTGCGGTAGTTGTCGCGGCCGGTCAGCTGGATCAGACCGCGACCCCGGTACCGCCAGCCGTCGCCCTGCTGGGAGTTACCGTTGCGGCCGGCATAGGCGTCGTTCGCGATCGCTTCAGGCTTCCGCGCCAGCGCAATGGCCTTAGCGTTCGGCTTGCCATCCGGGCCGCGGTACCGGCTCTTCCAGGTGGCCGCCAAGCCCTCGGCGCTGTAGTTCAGGTTCTCCACCAGGCAGCGCAGCTGGCCAGACTCATGGCCGACCTGTGCAAGGAAAGCCGCCTGGCGCACTGGGCTGTCGATCTTCCAGCGCGCCATGGCGCGGTTCAGCGCGGGTACAAAAATGCCCGCGACTGGGCGGGCATTGGGGAGGATCTGCAGCAGCTGCTGCTCGGTAATCGGCATGCGTGTTTCTCCAGGCAAAAAAATACCGCCAGGCGGCGGTCGGCGGTCTCGGCAAAGGTCAGGCCGGCGGCGCGGGCCAGTCAATCGCCGCGGGATAGCCAGGCTGATCAGGCACCCGGTTCAGCGCTACGCGATAACGCTTCCAGTCTTTCAGCAGCGCAGCCTCGGCCTCAGTTGCTTCGTCAAGGTCGACTGCATCCTGCAGCGGGGCAATAGCCTGGTCGGCCTGGGCGCGGCGGCGAGCGATCTCACCCACTGCCTCCAAACGCTGCTGCTCGAGCAGGTTCGCCGCCTTCTGCTCTGCTGTGATGACCTGGCTCCAATCGATGACGCCTGTAGCTGCTGGCTCTGCTTCCCGCACCTCCTGCCCTGGCAGTTGCACTGCTCCTTCAGCAGGATCAACGATATCGACCGGGAATCGGGCCGACTCCGGTGCATCAGCAGCGTGCGGCAGGCGCAGCGTGACGATCAACTTTCCGTCGTGACGCTCGATAGGATCGTGCATGAAAGGGCTGCCAACCGCAGATGCAGGGAGCGAGGCACCCTCGGGCAGCCGCGCGAAGTCCAGCGCGACGTTGTTGATCGTCAGCATGTCGCCCAGGCGGAACACTGCGAGCTGCGCATCGGAGCGCACAGGTGAAAGCTTGATGATCATCAGAACCACCTCCCCTTGGCGAACAGATACACACTCATTGAACTGGATGCCTGGACAGCCGGCGCGGTGTACACGTATGCGCAGGATGCAGCGCTCGATGCGTTGATAGCGGCGCCCGTACACGACGTGAGGAAAGGTGTGGCAACGCACCGAGGCAGCGCAGAGAACGCGATCGGAAACGTCCAGATGAAGCCACCGGAACGGAACCCCGACCCAAGGGCCGCGTTGATAGCTGTCGTGTCAGAGGCCATGAACCAGCACTCCTGCGTACCATCTGCATATCGGGTGTACTCGCCATTCGCATTGCTGCCGCGCTCGATGATCGCCCCTGTCGGCACTCCGCCGGCCTGGCTTACGGTGCCGACGATATCCGCAACAGCGGCCGTCTTGAGCCCAAGCGCTGTACGGGCGGCCGCGGCTGTCTTCGCGCCCGTGCCGCCCTGGGCGATGCTGAGGGCAGTAGTCAGGCCGGTAATCGACGTGATGTCGCCGTTCGCCCCACGCGCCGCTGCGCCGATGTTGGCGCGAAGGGCTGCAACGTCGGCTGGGTTGCCGAGCAAAGCTAGTGTGCTACCGAACTGATCGACGAGCTCGCGGAATCGGTCTGCGAGATCCTTCGGGTACCCTTGCACTGGCTTGATTGCATAACTACCGGCCGAAGCCGTTGGCCCAAGATAGGCAGGAATGATCCCGAGCGCCGTGGCGCTTGCGATGTTTCCTACTTCATACTCTCGGCCATCTGGACCAATGAAACTGTCCCCGACTCGTGCATTCAGCGTGAAGCTTGTGCCGGTTCCGGTCACCGTGGTCTGGCCATTCGTGACCGCCACCGTGCCTTGTCTGTACCATGGCATCGGAAAACACCTCTAATTGAACGGAAATGGATACTTCGAAGTTGAAATTACAAGTGCTGTTGGCTTGAGTGCTGGTATCTGTCGCCAGTAGTTGTATGGGTAACTACCCACGATCATCTGACGGGCGCCTGCGGCAATCGTGAACATGAAACGCACGCCGCCAGAGTATCCGAATGCACCTTCTTGAGAGTCATACTCGAATCCACCCATGCCAGAGGCAGACCCGTTACACCCAGCGCTTCTAGTGAAGTTGATGTAAGCGGCATGCTCTCCGGCGGCTATTGGGACATCCACATAGGACTTCATAACGATGCCGCCGATGCTGTTGTATCCTCCGGCATATGCTGTGTAATAAAAGTCCCCGCCCGGCCCGCTGCCATTCCCAGGCGGCTGAATGGCTGTAAGAATGTTCAGCGGCGGCTGTCCTGAGTTGAACGTCAGTTCACCATCACTCTCTCGATAGCATTTGAATCCAGCTGCCAGCGGGGCGTCATACATCAAGTCAAAGACATAGCACTTTGTTGAAGCGCTCGCACCAACGAAGAGGAGTGTCTTCTCCCCATTTACAATGGCCTCCCCGCAGGGGCTTCCGTCTCCGACGAGGAAAGCAATAGGCGAACGCCAGCTTGGCAGAGTGATGCCGTAGATCGGTTCTATTGGGGTACCCTGGTTATAGTTAGCACCATTGTCAGGATCAAGTTGAATAGACTTAAGCGTGTAACGAGGCCAGTATGCGTAGAACGTTAGATATGCGCTCTTGGTGAGCCCGTAACACATAAGGCTAGTATCGATGAATTGCGTTCCATCTTCCTTGAACGCTTGGAATCCTGTAGCCATCTAGTCCACCTAGTAGTAGCCGTAGTAGATCCTGCAGTTCGCAGAGAAAAAGCCCCAGTTGTTTGTGTTGTAGGAGTACACCCAGGACATCACATTTCCTGAGATAGAAACTCCCGGCCTTTTACCGAGCCAGGCGTTTCTATCAACTAGTGAGGTGATCATGTAGAACCGTGTCTTGCCAGGCGGAAGCGACGCCATCGTGCCACTTCCGTTTGCCGAGCCAGTAACAAAGCTGCCCTGCATCTGGCTGAAGTTCACGGTCATATCGACCATGAGAGTGCCGTCTTCGCGATATGCTAGAAAGCCAGTCGCCATCTAAGTTACCTATCAGATGTTGATGCCCATCTTCGTGGCGACTTGGCCATTCGCGTAGTAGGTGTTCACCGAGCTGTTCGTGATCGTCAGCCGTTCGCCACTGGCGCCGGTACCATTGATCTCGATTGCCCCGCTCTTCTGGATGCGCCAACCGCGCTGGCCGGTAATGAAGTCGTTCGACTGGATGGTGTCGCCGATCATTGCGTTCGTGATCCAGCCGGTGCCGATCAGCGCCTGACTGATGAACACCTGGCCGCCCTGCACCGTGAACGGCGAAGTGAGTGTGCCGTTGATGTTGTTCACCACAGCGAACCGGTCGGCTGAAACCAGGAAGGTGCTCTGCAGGCCGGCTGGTCCGTTCTCGATGCCGAGACCTATGCCAGCGGCAACGTATTGCCCCTGAGCATTCAGCTGCATCTTGACCGACCACATCGTGCTGGCCTTGCCTTCGAAGTTCGCCTGGGCCTGGCTTACCGTCTGCACTGCTGCGTTGGTCTCGCCAACCTTGGCTTCGAGCGTTTCCGAGCTGCGCGCCAAAGCATCTGTCTCGGTGGCCCGCACGAGCTGCTCGCGGGCGATCGCTGCGGTCGAGTCCCAGAGCTTCAGGGCGCCGGCAAGCTCTCCCTCCGCGTCATCGTCGCGAGCAGATGCGCGCAGGACCTGCACGCTCTCAGCTGTTGACGTGACCTTGCCGTCGACTTCCTCGATCTTGGTCGTGTTGGTCTGGACCTGCTGGGCCAGGCCGTTGGCTGCCTCCAGCGATTGCCCCACGTCGATCCAGAACGCCACGTTGGGCGGGGCATTGGCGCCGCCCGGGTCGGCCGGAACATCGTGCACCGCCTGGTAGATCCGGCCGTCGACCACGACCATCTGGCCTTCCTCGTAGGGCTCGTTCTTGTCGTAGGCCTTCAAGCCGTCCAGGGCGTCGATCTGGTCCTGCAGCCCGTCGATCTTGTTCTTCAGATCCTCGCCGAGCATGGACTCGTCGATTTCGCCGGAGATCATGTCAAGGATGGGGCCAGGGTCGGTCTGGGCGATACCCTGCACAGCCGTCGGCGGCACCGGGAAGAACGGCCCAATGTTTCCGGTCCGGTCGACCAGACGCGCCCAGAAGAAGAACGCTGCGCCGGCGGCTAGGCCAGACATCACGTGTTCCGACTGCGGGTAGGCCAGGTCGGCCAGCTTGGTGGCACTGGTCAGGTCGTTGATCGCGTTGCTCCAGATCTCCGTGCGCTGGGTGTCCTCGGCGCCTGGCGGCAGCCCCCACTTCAGACGAATCGCGAAGATCTCGCTGGTCGCCGTGAGGAACGTCACGGCTGGCGGTGTGCCCTCCTTCCCTTTCAGGTCGGTGAGCACAGAGCTGCGCCAGGTCGACGTGATATCGAAGGCGCTGACCGCTCGCACGCGCGCCAGGTACTGGCCGGCGTAGATCCCAACCACGTCTACCGACGCAGTACCGGTACGCTGCAGGCGGATCCAGTTGCCGCTGTCCTTGCGCCACTCGACGTCGTAGGCCACGGCCCCTTCCACAGCCGGCCAGGCGATGGTCATCGTGCTGACCGCCAGGCCTTGGGCAATCGCGTAGTCGGACGTCAGGGTCACGCTCACCGGCGGCGGGACGGTCGTTACCGGGATGACGCTGATCGGCCGCTCCTCGAGCTTTGCCCCAGTATCGATCGCGGCGAACTTGCTCGGGTTGAACTCCAGCGCGGTAATCTCGTACTCGCCCTCGGCGGTGCGCGAGGTCTTCAGGACCCGGAACAGCTGGATGGCCAGGTCATCGGCATCGATCGCCCACTGCAGCTCGGGCTCCGGCTGCACGCTGTAGGCCGTGGTCACGGTCACGGCACGACCGGCAACCGACTGCACGGTGCGGCCCTGGGCGCTGCCGTTGGGCAGGTTGATGATCAGCCGGTCGCCGGCCTTGATCTGCGTGTCACGGTCCAGGGTCACGACCTTGCCAGCGGCCGCAGCGATCCGGCCGCCATTGGGCCGACCAGACAGCAGCTCATCAGCCACCGGGATGACATGGCCAGGCAGCGGAATGCGCCCCTCCATGCCGGTCTTGAAGGTGACGGTGCGGTCCTGGTTGTTGCTCAGCAGCGCCCACTTCCCGCGGCGCTGGGCCTCGCTGGCCCTGGTGCAACCGATGGCCGAGATCTCGATGGGCCGATCCTGGTACCGACGCTGCAGGGCCAGGTCGGTAACCGGAATGACATCGGTGTCGTAGTTGTTGGCCGGGTTGTCGTAGCTGACGACTGCGCGGCTGTAATGAGTGTTGCGCTCGGCCCCGAGGTAGGTGAACTCGCCGTCGATGACGTTCGCCCGGGTGAACACGTAGTCGAAGTCCTGCGCCCTGGGCATGTCGGCCTGCATGAACAGCGCGCCCTGCGCCCAGTACACCATGCCCCGGTAGATGGCCGAGAGGTCGCGCAACAGCGTCCAGGCCTCGGCCTTGCCCTGCAGGTTCATGTCGCACAGGAACCGCGGCTCTTGGCCCCCTACCCCGTCAGGCACCAGCTGGTCGCAGTACTGGGCGATGCGGTACATCTCCCACTTGTCGACCATCCAGGGCTTGATGCGCTTGCCCAGGCCGAACCGGTCCTCGACGCACAGGCCATAGGTGACGAAGGCCGGGTTGTTGGTCCAGGCCTGCTTGAAGGTACCGTCCCAGGTGCCGGTGTAGGTGCGGGTGATCGGGTCGTAGTTGGTCGGTACCGGCCAGCGCCGGGCCTTGCACTTCACGGTCACCGACGGGATGTTCTGGAACTGCTCGGCGTCGAACTCGATGTAGAGCAGCGCTGTGTTCGGGTACCGCAGCTTCTGGTCGATGATCTCGGTGTAGGCCGCGATCGTCATCGTGTCAGCGATGGTGCCGGTGTTGGCGTTCGGCGTGAGGCGCCGCGCACGGATAACCCATCCCGATATGGCAGCCGGCAGGTCGACGCGCACGGAACGCTGATAGCCGTTGCTGGTCTTGCCGCTGACCGCGTTCCGGTGTGCCTCGACGAAAGCACCGCCGTCGGTGGCGATGTCGATCGCATACTCGATGGTGTAGCCGGTCGTGTCGCCGTTGGTTGGGTTTTGCTGGAGCAAGCGCGGCCAGCTGAAGCGCAGGCGCACAGCCGACAACTTGGTGTTGCTCAGCGCGCGGGTCCACGGCTGATCACTGCGCAGCTCCACGCCGATAGATGTCTCGCTCTCGACAGCTGGAATGCCCTGGATGTAGTCCTGCTCGACTGTGCCGCGGCGAAACTCCCACTTCACGCCCGGGAAATTGACATTGCCGCTGGCATCCTGGATGGGGGTGTTGTCGAGGTAGATGTCGCGATCAGTCGGGTTGCCGTCGAACTCCCCCTCTCCCACGGCCAACAGGATCTTGGCGATGTTCGTCGAGCGAAGGCTGTCGGGGGCCTCGTAGGGCGCCTTGGGCTTCTTCTCGCCGCCCTTGGCGCCGGTGACGGCAGGTTGAAGTGCTGCGCCCATGCTTTCCTCCGGGCAAGAAAAAACCGCCCGTAGGCGGCCTGGTGACAGTTCAGTTGCTACGCCTTGTCTTCGGCGTAGATTGATGCGGAGATGATCGCCCCGCCCCACCGGCGCTCGCCGATGCAGATCGGTACCGGATTACCGCTGGCGGTGGTGTTGTTCGCGCTGCCGAAGGCGTAGGAAGGTCGATTCTCCGGCGCGGCACTGGTGGACAACCCCTTTGGCTGCGGACTGAGCATCTGGATGACGCCGCCGAGCGCCAGAGAGACGCCAACCGCACCAGTTATACCCCAGGCACCGCCAGCACCAATGGCGCCGAGTCCGGCCGGCGCGAAGATGGCCACCGCGGCGATCAGCGCGATACCGACCACCGTTTGCAGCAGGCCGCCCCGCTTGCTCCCGCCGATCACCGGCACCAGGCGCAATTCACGGACGCCGCCACGGTCAAATTCTTCAGGCCCTACGTTCTGCCGGTTTCGGAAAACCGCGAAACGCAGACCCATGCCATCCAGGCGCCGGATCTCATCCTCAAACCCGTCCAAGGTGGCATTCAAGGCTTTGAACACCTCCCAGGTGTCGCCACTATCGAGTTGCCGCCGGTGCGTGCGGCCGAATTTCTGGGCCAGCGAGCCGGACAGCTTGATGGTCGTCATTGGCTTGTAGGCGATTGCGCTCATCGGGCCTCCTTGTGACGCAGGATCAGGCGGGCCCGGTCGTGCCAGGGGCCACCGTAGATGATGACCTCGGACGGCCTGCCGTACAGGTGGTGCAGCAGGAACGGACCGGGGCCGTACAGATCGGCTTGCTCGCCGGGCAGCTTGGGATCGCCGCCGAGGTAGATGCCAGCATGGTTCGGGTGCACCGTCCGCCCCACGGCCATGACGATCATATCGCCGCGCTCGGGCCGGTCGACCTGGTAGAACCCGGCGGCCTCGTATGCCTGTTCGTACAGGCTCGGGCCGGCGGCCTGCTCCCACCACCCGTCCTCCCGGGTGTAGGCCGGGAAGTCCAGGTCCCACTCCCGCTTGTACCAGTCGGCGCAAACCTGCCAGCAGTCCCAGGCGCCGTGCACGAAGGGCCGGCCCAGCAGCGGCGTTTCGCCGGTTGGCGTTATCGTCCGCAGGTCTCCCTCCGGCCACGAGAGTATGTGCCATGGCAGTCCCGTGGCCTCGCACATTGCCAGGTCGCGCGGCGAAGGCCTGCTGGTGGCGTCAGGGTGCGAGTGCACGATGCCGATTACCTGGCTCTGTTCTTCCGCCTCGGCATACTGCTCCGGCGCGATGCGGAACTCCTCGGTCGGCTCGGTGGCCACGTTGGCGCAGGGGAAGTACACCTGCTTGCGGCCCACGGCCAGGATCAGCCCGCAGCACTCGCGCGGGTACTCAGCCGCGGCGTGCCTCTGCACGGCAGCGAGGATGTGTTTCAGCATGATCAGCTCCTGGCGATCAGGGAGACGGCCGGGAAGCCGCCAAACGGCAGCTGGTTGCCCTGGCCGAAGCGCGCGACACAGCCGGTGTCCAGGCAGCCGTTGCATTGGTCCTCGACCGGGTCGTCTGTGGGGTTCCCGTCGAAGTCGAAGTACGGCCCGGTGTAGCCGCAGTTCGGCCCGCGGTATCCGTTGGTCATGGACCAGTGGCAGAGCTGGGTCATCTGCCGGCCGATGCTTTCGCCGCCGACGTCGCCCGGACTGGCCAGCTCCCACGAAACCGTGGTGCCGTTCTCCGAAACCTTCTGGTCGATGTACCAAACCTCGGTGCTCTCCTGGGTAGGGTCCGCCTCCGGGTTGCCGGCAGGGAAGTTCGCCGGATCCAAGTAGCGCTTCAGCGTCTGCCGGATGGTCAGCTTGAACTCGAGCAGGTTGTCGAAGGCCAAGCACAGAGCGGTGATCCTACCGTTGACGTTACCGACCGAGATCGTCGGACGCACCGCGGTACCGTCCGAGTTCGCCTCGATGCCCTCGATCTGCATCGGCCAGGCGTCGTACTCGTTGCCCTGCCACCAGATCGACTTGGCCGGCAGCTGATCGGCATCCGCGCCGGCCGCTGCCAGCTCTGCGGGCGAGTGTGGGATCGCGTGCCCATGGAAGCGCAGGATGTCGGCGCCCCAGTCCGAGCCGTCGAGCTCGAACAGCAGCACCTCGCTGCCAGGTTGAAGCAGCTGGATGTCTTTGATCAGTGACATGGTGATTCCTTACGGGTGGAAGGCCCGCTGGAAGGTGGCGGTGACCTTGAATTGCTCACCGCCCATGGGGGTCGGTTTGGGGTCAACGCAGGTGAACAGGCCCAGCTCGCCAAGCGGAGTGCTCCAGAGGAAGGCTTTCGCGCCGGCGTGCCGGTCGAAAAAGTCCATGACCTCCTTCACCCGGGCCTTCCTGCCGGTGATGGTCACCGGGTAGCTGTCTTCCTTGTTGTTCGGGCCGTCGCCAACGACCTGTCGGTATCCACCGCCGAAGCGAGACTCACGCACCCTGTACTGGATATCGGGGGTCTCGCCTCGCTCGGTGGGCCAACTAAAGGTTTCGATTGCCATCATCGCCTCCCTTGAATGGCTCGCCACGTTGCGCCGCCACTTGGACTCAACGTCTTGCGTTCGTTTGCCGCAATCTCGGCGCGGATCAGTTCGAGGAATTGCGGCGCCAGCCGCTGTCCCATCGCCGTGTCAGCGGACACATCACCGCCACCTTCCCGATTGATATTGATGGTGACCTCCATCTTCTGCTCCGCTCCAGCGCTGGACGCACCAGTCGCACCGCCCAGGGCACGCACCCCAAGGTTTCCATCCGGAGCCCGGGTCAGCGGCATGATTGCCTCCGGGCCGGCCTCACCGAACACGCCCGCCCCCTTCGCGAAGGCGAAGAATTGGGGGGTGCTGTGCACCTGGTTGCTGAAGTGCGAGAGGCTCGGCGAGTCGTACACGCCGCCCTTGGCGTTTGGCACAAATGATCCCTCGCTGAACCCCGTCATGGTCCCCTCGCCGACCGCCGAAGCCCCGCCGCCAAAGAACCCACCGATGGCCGACCCAAACAGGCTGCCGGCAATGCCGGTGATCGCCTGCCTGGTCGCAATCCTGGCCATGTCTGCCAGCACCGACTTGGCGAAGTCGGAGAACGACAGCTTGCCGGTAATGGCGAAGTTCGCCACAGCGTCCTCCATGTTGGAGAAAGCGTTGCTGAACAGGGTACGGGTTTGGCCGGCGACGTCCCGGGCCTGCTCCAAGTAGCTACTGAATGCAGACGATGCCCCGTTGCGCCAATCGCCCTGGGCTGCCGTCATGGCGTCGTAGTTGGCGATGGTGGTTTCCTGCAGGTCCCGCTCGGTCTTGTTCAGTGCCGCCAGCTTCTGGTTGTACTCGTCGAGGCTCATGCCGCGGGAGCCATCGCCGTACTGATTGGCCAGATCCAGCCGCTGCTGATTCATCCGGTCGGTGATGCCGTTCTGCTGGTCCTGCAAGGCGCGCTGGCGATCGCCAAGGCCTAGACCATCTGCAGCTCGCTGCCCCTGAAGTCTCAGGGTCTTGACCTGCTGATCAAGGGCATCAGTGTAGGTCTGCACCGCCCTCGCCTGCTTGGCCGGGCGGCCCTGCTCATTGGTGGCGAGCACGGCCAACTCCGAGTCAGCATCCTTCTGCGCCTTGACCATTGCGGCCCGCGCGTCGGCGATCTTCTGGTCAAGCTGAATGCGTTGCTGTGCGCTGGTGCTGCTCCGACCTTTGGCGTCTTCCAGGGCCTTGATTTCGGCCTCGTAGGCGTTGGTGACCTCAGCCTTCTGCTGCTCGATGATCGCGGCGCGCTGAGAGGCGTACGACTCCTGGGAGATGATCCCGGCCTTCTGCGCCGCATCCAGCTCCTTCTGGTGATTCTTGTACTCAGCCAGGATGGCGCTCAGCGCGTTTTTCTGGTCGTTGAAGCCGGAGAGGTCTACCGATGTGGTGCGCCCGGCAGGATCCTTGAACTGCCTGGCAATGTTCGCTTCCGTCCTTGCGATCCGGTCCGGTGCGAGCCTTTCATCGTCAGGATGTTTTTTGCGGATGTCGTCGAGTTCTTTCCTGTACTCCTTGAGGGCATCGGCACGCTTCTCAGCGTTAGTTCTGGAGGACTTCTCCCGAGCATCGACCTTGTCCATGGCAAGTGTTGCCGCCCTCTGTTGCCTGGCGTCCAGCTCCCGGGCCTTCGCAATCGCATCCAGGGTGTCCCGCTGCTGAATCAGCCCTTTCAGCTCGAGGCTGGCGTTAGTGAGTTTCGTCTGGGCATCGGTGTCGTCAGCGTCAGCATTCACAGCGCTCTGCGCCGCAGCGACCTGGTGCTGCATGTCGACGATCCGACTCGCGATGTCCTGATCCCGGCCAACATCCCTGAGCGCGTCGACAGTTGCGGCGACCTCGCCTTTAAGCGACTTCCACCCGCGCTCCCACAGAGACAGGCTCTCTGTGACCTCTTTGCTGCGGTTCTTGATGGTGTCGATGTAGGTGTCGGTTAACAGCTTGGCTGCCCCGATGGTGTCGCCTTGCTCCTTCAATACCAAGATCTGCGAGTAGGTTGTAGCGGTCAGGAAGTTGTACTGCTCGTTGAGGTCCTTCGCGGCCGCCACCGGATCTTTGCCGATCTTCACGAATTCAGCGACGGTCTCCTCCACAGCCCGGCCAGTTGCCGAACGCCACTCGAGAGCAGCCTCTGTGATCCCGACGAAACTCTCGGAAGCGACTTTTCCGCTGTCCGCCAGCTTGGTGAGTACTTCGGACGCAGCGCCGGTGGTGCCGACAGTCGCCGCAACCTCGCGCGCCATACCGGAAAGACGGTCGGAGGTTGTGCCAGCGGCGTTCCCGGTCGTGATCAGCGCTTTCTGGAACCTGACAGCCTCCTCGCTTCCCGAGTAATAAGCGTATCCCAGTACGCCCGTCGCTGCTGCTGCCACTGTGAACGGGTTCACCAAGCCCAAGATGTAGCCACCCAGCGCCTGAGCCGCTGGCCCGATACCGCCGAACATGTCCTTGAGCTGACCGCCCTGTTGCAGCAGCACCTGTAGCGGGGCCTGGCCACCCTGCAGGGACACCACGATATCGGTGAACTGAGCTGGCACGCCGCGCAACGCATTGGCCGTAGCCTTGGCTGTCATCCCTGTCTTGCTCAGCGCCGTATCGGCGCCGCCCAGGGCTGTGCGCGCCTGGTCGATCTTCATCTGGTACTCGCCGAAGGTCTCTGCATCGAGCGCACCACTGGCGCGGAAGCTCCTCAACTTCTGTTCCATCTGGTCCAGCCGGCCCATAGCAGCCACGGCCGGGTCGATCTTGCCGAGCAGCTCTTCGAGCGCCTGGCCTTCTTCCCGATGGGCGCCAGCGGCCTTCTTCGCCGCCTCCGCCTGGCGCTCTTCCGTGGCGATGAGGGCCTGAGCTCGGCTATTGATGGACGCCTGACGGCTGGCACTGTCCGACAGCACAGCATTCGCCTTGGCAGTGACCTCGGCGCTCTGCTCGGTCGCCCGGTTCAGCGACTGGACGTACTGGCTGGCCTCCAGTGAGGCCTTGGCCACGGCCAGAATCCTGGCCTGCTGCTCGTCGGCAGATTCGGCGGCGCGCCGTCCAGCCTGGGCGCCAGCGTCCGTGGCGCTCGTGAGTGCCTCCTGCACCTTGCCCGCCTGCGCGGCTTCAGTCCGAAAAGCCCCCATGTTCGCCGCGGCGCTGCTGAACGCCGTAGATGCGCTGGTGACAGCACGTCCCACGGTGGCCATCTGCTGCGCCAACTCGGTCTGCTTGGCATTGAGAGCTTGCAGCTCCTGAACGATCTGCCGGGTGTCACCTTGCAAATTGCCCAGCGCTGCCTCCCAGGCGCGCCCAGTTCGTCCAGCCGACTCCTCGCTGCGCTTGCCGGCGTCCGTTAGCTGATCAAGGTTGTCTTTCGCCTCAACCGCATCGCCGGAGTCGATCTGTAGGCCAAGGGAGGCGATGGTAGTCATGATTTTCTCCAGGCAACAAAAAACCGCCAGAAGGCGGTTTAATTATTCATGCTGCGCTCTGCTACCCCGTCTGGAGGTCGCTGCCGCAGTGCTTGCATTTGATGGCAACGGCCAGGATTTCTTCGCCGCAGAGCGGGCAATCTTTTTTTGGTTTCGTCCCGCTCAAGCTCTCTGAAGCCGTTACAGATTCTGACCGAGGAAAACCTGAAGCTTCAGCACATTCCAAAGGAGTGGGCCTCTTGAACGCCCATACCAGAGCAGCTACCCAGCCGAGCAAGCTCCATCCCAAAAAGAAATTTAGTGCAGCGATAGCTGGCAGATTTTTGCTTTTGCGCAGCCAGGCCTCGATCGTCGGAAGCATATAAAAAGCGGGTATGAACACTGCTCCACTGAACGCCACTAGAGTACCAAAAGCATTTAATCCTCCACGCTCCGCTCCCATTGCGTAGCTATAGAAGGCTAGAAAGCCCAGAACGAGTAGTCGGACGACAAACATTCGAACCCCTTATTCGCTGACCATGGCCTATCCATGGCTAATGACAGGATGCTATCACCATCCGCATGGCCTAGGGCAAGCCAGCGCCAAAACCCCGCATGGGCGGGGTTCGGCTTTGATCTAATGCTTATCGCGTCAAGCCGCGCGCAACGACCTCTGGCATGGTCGGATGGGATTCCTGGACTTAAGCCCAAGCCCGGCCAAGCGCCGGGCTTTTCGTTCCTGTCCGCCGACAAGCGCCACCCTCTCCACCTCCCAGTTGGTCTACCCTTACCCTCCCCAACCACTCACATGAAGGGTGCGAAGATGCCCGACGATGAGAAGCGGAGATTTGCCGAGGCGCTGGAGCACTGGGCGGAAGCTGTGGATGCGATCCGCGCCCGGGATCGGGCCGAGGCCATAGCCCAGGTCGAAGAACTACGGAGCATGCACCTGATGCGGGCTTTTCACACCAGCGCGCTATGGGAGCACTATGCATGGAAGCGCCGGGACCAGGGGTGAGCCCAAATGCAAAAACCCAGCGCGACGGCTGGGCTATACAGTCAGCTGAAAATCCACCAGAGGACTCCTGCGATAATCAGCCAGGTCACGACATGCGCCCACATTGGCGTCGGCGCAGCCTGGACGGCGCCTTTCTTGCCAGAGCTGTAGAGCTTGGACGCCGATAATCCCGAGCCAGGAATTCCGGCAGTCACCCGCGTGCCGCGCTTGCTGAGATTGGCGGTTAGACCCTTGCCACCAACCGAAGTACTGAAACCGCTCTTGCTAAGGTTGATACGCACGCCTGGCGCGACCTTGAAGCTTTTCCGGAACCGCAACGCCATGACTCGACTCCTTGAGGAAGGCAATGAGCCATCATCCCCGAAAGCTGCGGGAACCGCCACCCTGTCCACCCATCCACCCTGGACGGAAAGCCAGTACGTGGCCATGGCCGGGGCGTAGTAGCGTTGTGCGTCCCAACGAACCGCCCCGGTCCGTTGCCGGAAAGCCCATGGACTGGGGCACGACGACCTAGGAGGTTACTATGCGTGATGATGGCAAGCTTGATCCACTTGAAGGCCTGAGTTCGCCTTTTGCACTTGGCACCCTTTCCGCGCTCTTGGCCCTGACACGGGTCGTACAGATCCTAGCCGGCAAGGACAACGCCCTGATCGATAAGGCGATGGAGGCTGTGAAAGCACCCGACAACTTCACAGACCCTCAAACGAAGCGTGTTTTCGAAGGACCAGCCCAGCAAGTTGCTGCTATTGCCAAGGAGACTAGAGAGGCGATGAAGCAACGGTCTTGA